TTTGCATCTGGTGGTAACACTTTTAAAATAGCATTGTACACAGCTAATCCATACACAACATCAAGCACGGCATTTACAGCTACGAGTGAAGTTAGTTCTGCAGGCAGTAGTAATTATCCTTCAGGGGGTAAAGAGTTAACAAGTCAAACAGTTACAGCTACAACAGCTACAACTGCGATTGATTTTGCAGACACAACTTTTGCAAGTGCAACTTTCACAGCAGCATTTGCAGCTATTTATAATACAAGTGCTTCTAATAAATTGTGTGTAGTTTTAGATTTTGGTGGTGACAAGACAGCGACAAACGGAACTTTTACAATTTCGTATCCTGATCCTAGTACACCAAGTAATGCGATTATAAGTATAACATCATAAGGAGATTAAATGGCGTTAGTAGTAAATGATAGAGTAAAAGTAACAAGTACAACTACTGGTACAGGTGCGATAGCACTTGGAGCAGCAGTAACTGGTTTTGAAACTTTTGCAGTTGGTATTGGAAATAACAATACGACTTACTATTGTATATTTAATCAGGGAACAAATGAATTTGAAGTTGGTCTAGGTACATTAGACGGATCAAGTGCGAATCTAACTAGAACTACAGTTATCTCCAGTTCTAATTCAGATGCAGCAGTTAATTTTTCTGCAGGCACTAAAGATGTATTCTGTACATTACCAGCTAGCAAATCTGTCTATTTAGACGCAACAGGAACACCAGTCGGAGCAGCAAGCAATGGTTTTGCTTTAGCGATGGCGGTGGCATTATAAGGAAAAAAGTATGGCACAAAATTTTAGAAATGATCTACAAAGAAATGTTGGAACAGGTGATACTACTTTAGTAACTGGTGGAGACTTTGATGCTGTTATAGGTATCAGATGTTGTAATGTTACAGCTTCTACAATCAAAGTTAGTGTTAAAATTGCAAATGGTGGTAATGATTTTTTCATAGCTAAAGAAGTTGTAGTTCCGCCTAATTCATCTATTGAATTAATTCAAGGTGGCGCGAAGATTGTTTTAAAAAATGGCGATGTATTAGAAGCAGTTTCAGACACAGCAAGTAGTTTGGATGTAGTTACTTCATTCATCGACGAAATTAGTACGTAGGAGTAATTATGACTGCAGTAGTAAATGGAATCCAATATATTGGAGGACAAACATCACCGGATGAGTTTATAAAAAATCAAGCAGCAACGATTGATGGTACACAAACTGTTGAGAACGGAGTTCTTGCAGGACCAATTTCTATTCCTGCTACAGTAACAATAACAGGGACGTTAGTAATAGTTTAATGAGTAAAATAGAAGTAGATACAATTGATAAACAAAGTGGCTCTACATTAACAGTAGGAGGTCCAGGAACTGCTGTAACTCTAGGATCTGGTGCAACACAATCAGGTTTTGGTCGTACTGGAACAGTAGATTGGTGTACAACAGCTAAAACTTCACCTTTAACAGTCGTTTCAGGCAATGGTTATTTTATTAATACAACAGGTGGAGTAATAACAGTTACTCTCCCTAGTTCACCTTCAGTAGGTGATATTGTGGCTTTTAAAGATTATGCAAACACTTGGGATACCAACAATGTTACAGTAGGTAGAGGTGGATCAAAGATTAATGGTACTTGTAATTGTGCAACTTTAAACACAGAATCTCAATCAGTAACTTTAATTTATGTGGATGGAACTAAAGGCTGGCAAGATATTCACGACTCAACTTCTAACGTAAGTGGTAATCCTGGTTTTTTAGTAGCTACTGGTGGAACAATAACAACATCAGGAGATGATAAAATTCATACATTTAATTCAAGTGATAATTTTAATGTAACAGCACTTGCTGATGCACCAGCTAATAATCAAATTTCATATCTAGTGGTAGCAGGCGGTGGTGGAGGTTCAACAGGTTGGGGTTCAAATGGTGGCGGTGGTGGTGGAGCTGGAGGATTTAGAGAAGATAAATCTCCAGTCACTCCTTATACCGCATCACCTTTAGAAGGTTCAGGAACAATAAACGCTACAATAACAACATTTCCAATTACAGTAGGTGCTGGTGGTGCTGCCGCAAATGCTCCAGCAGGAAGAAGTGCAAGTGGTTCACCTTCAGTTTTTTCAACGATAACATCAACAGGCGGTGGAGCAGGTGGTGGAGGTTCAAGTAGTCCAGGTCCTAAAGATGGTGCCGCAGGTGGTTCAGGTGGAGGTAAAGCAGGAAGTGATGGTCCAGGAAGTAATCAAAGTGCAGGTTTAGGTAATCAACCTCCCGTTAGTCCAGCCCAAGGTTTTGATGGAGGAGGAGGTCAACCTCCAGGAAGTTCAGGCGATAGAGAAGGTTTTGGTGGTGGGGGTGCAACTGTAGCAGGAGGACTTGGTTCACCTGCGGTAGGCACATCAGGTACTGGTGGAACAGGAGCAACAACAAGTATTAATGGAACTCCAACAGCAAGAGCTGGTGGTGGTTCTGGTGGTGCTGGTTCTGGTGGAACAGCAGGAGCAGCAGGAGCTGGTGGTGGTGGAACAGGTGGTTCTGGTGGTAATGGTGTAAATAATGGTACTGATGGTACAGCTAACACAGGTGGAGGTGGAGGTGGAGGAGCTAATGGTCCTGCTTCAAATGGTAATTCAGGAGGATCAGGAGTAGTAATTTTAAGATATAAATTTCAATAATTATGACAAGTACAATTAAAGTAAATAAAATAGAAAAAGAAAGTGGATCAACACTTACATTAGGTGGCCCAGGCACAGCTGTAACTTTAGCTTGCGGTGCTACACAAACAGGATTTGGTAGATCTGGTTCTGTTAATTGGCAAACAACACCAAAGACTGCAACTTTTACAGCAGCAAATGGTGAGGGTTATTTTATAAATTCAGGAAGTTCAATTACAGCAAACTTACCGGCAGGATCAGCAGGAGCAATTGTTGCTTTTTCTGACTACGCAAGAAATTTTGCTACATATCCTTTTACTATTGCACCAAATGGTTCAGAAAAAATTGGTGGTGTAGCAGAAACATTACAGTTAGATGTTAATGGTCAAGCAATAACTTTAGTTTATGTAGACTCAACAAAAGGTTGGGTTAATGTACAAAACGCAGAAGATACAGAAATAGGTACAGCGGCCGCATACGTTACAGCGAGTGGTGGGTGTGTTGCAACTGTTGGAGATTTTAAAATACATACGTTTAATAGTGATGCTAATTTTATTATATCGTGTGGAGGAAATTCTAAAGGAAATGACAAAATAGAATATTTAGTAGTAGGTGGCGGAGGAGCTGGTGGTTCAGACGTTACATACACAGCAGGTGGTGGAGGTGGTGCAGGTGGATATAGATTTTCTAATGGAACATCAGCAGGTTGTTATTCTGCTGGTCCATCGCCTTTAGGTGCAACAGCTATAATCGGTTTAAGCGCTGCAACCTACCCAATTTCAGTTGGAGCAGGTGGAGCAACTACAAGTACAGGAGCAAGAAATCCAGGTTCAAATTCAATATTTAGTACGATAACTTCTGCAGGAGGTGGAGGTGGTGGCTCTAAAAATCATCCTGGTCCATTTGACAATGCTCCTGGAGCGCCAGGAGGTTCAGGGGGTGGAGCACATCCAGCTGCACTAGATAATCCAGCATTACCAGCTGCTTGTAAACCAGGATTTGGATCAGGCAATATACCACCAGTTTCTCCACCGCAAGGTAATAATGGAGGAGCTAATACGTATCCATTACCAGGAGCACCTTATTATGGAGGTGGTGGCGGAGGTGGTGCTTCAGCAGTAGGAACAAGCGGAACACCAACAGTAGGAGGTCCAGGGGGGGCTGGTCTAGCTTCTTCAATTACAAACGCTGCTGTTTCAAGAGGTGGTGGAGGCGGAGGTGGTGTTTGGTCTAATTCACCAGGAGGAAATGCAGGGGCAGGTGGTACAGGAGGTGGTGGTGCCGCAAACGATCCAGGAAGTGGTGCAGCAGGTTCTGCTGGAACTGTTAATACAGGCGGTGGTGGAGGCGGAGCTTCAGGAAGTCCAACACCTAGAAGTGGTGGTGCTGGTGGAAGCGGTGTAGTAATATTAAGATATAAGTTTCAAAATTAATTATGAGTACAATTAAAGTAAATAAAATAGAAAAAAGATCAGGAAGCACACTTACATTAGGTGGCCCAGGCACAGCTGTAACTTTAGCGTGTGGTGCTACGCAAACAGGTTTTGGTCGTACAGGAACTGTTGATTGGTGTACGACTGCCAAGACAAGTCCATTAACAGGTGTTTCAGGAAATGGTTATTTCATAAACACAACAGGCGGAGCAGTAACAGTAACTTTACCAGCATCGCCAAGTGCGGGCGACATTATAGCTGTAAAAGATTACACAGGTACAGCAGGAACTAATAAAATAACTATTGCTAGAAATGGTTCTAAAATTAGAAGTGCTTGTGCGTGTATCGCATTAGAACAAAATAATGCAGGAACACAACTTATTTACGTTGATGGCACAGAAGGTTGGCAATATTTTAATTGTGGTTCTGATGGTGATATAGAAGGAAATTACACAGTAGCAACTGGTGGAACAATAACAGAATCAGGAGATTATAAAATACATACGTTCACTAGTAGTTCAGATTTTGTGGTGAGCAACGTTGGAAATTCACTAGGGGGTGGAGATAAAGTTTCTTATATGGTAGCCGCTGGTGGCGGTGGTGGTTCAAGAGCAGCTGGTGGTGGCGGTGGAGCAGGAGGATTTAGAGAAGGTAAATGCACATCAGATCCTTATACAGCAAGTCCATTAGCTGGTTCAGGTTTATCAGTTTCAGCCGCAACTTTTCCAATAACAGTTGGTGCTGGAGGAACTGCTGGTGGTTCTTCTCCATCAATCGGAGGTAGTGGAGGAAATTCAATTTTTTCAAGTATAACTTCAACAGGTGGTGGAGGTGCAAATTTTAATAGTCCATATCCAACAGGTCAAGGAGATGGAGTACCAGGAGGATCTGGTGGTGGAGGTGGTCACAGAGCATCAAATCCTGCTCAAACAGATGGTGGTTCAGGAAATACCCCACCTGTGAGTCCTCCTCAAGGAAATAATGGTGGTGCAGGTTCAGCAGTTGATAATACAGGGTCAGGCGGTGGCGGAGGAGCAACCGCAGCAGGTGCAACTGGTGGTGTAGGCGCACCGACTCCAGGAACTTGTGGAAAAGGTGGTAATGGTGGTGCTGGAGCAACCACAGTTATTACAGGTTCACCAACAGCTTATGCAGGTGGTGGAGGTGGTGGATCAGGTTCACCAAGATCTTGTGGTGCAACAGGCGGAACTGGTGGTGGAGGAAATGGTGGTTTTGGTCCAAATACGAATGCAACAGCAGGAGGAACTAATACTGGTGGCGGAGGTGGAGGAGCTGGTTATTGTTCTTCTTCAACTGGACAAGCAGCTGGAGGATCAGGAGTGGTAATTATAAGATATAAATTTAAAAATTAATGAATTTACAAACTTTAACAAATAAGATATAAGGAGAAACATTATGGCACATTACGCAAAATTAGGAGCAAACAATAAAGTTATAGCGGTTCACGTTGTAGCTGATAAAGATTGTCAAAATGCTGATGGTATCGAAGATGAAGAAGTAGGAAGACAGTTTTTGGAAAGAATCCATAGCTGGCCTCTTTGGAAAAAAACATCTTACAATACATCTGGTGGACAACACAAAGACGGCGGAACACCTTTAAGAGGTAACTACGCAGGTATAGGTATGACTTATGATGAAGATAATGATATTTT